ACAACTTTAATCGCAATCTATCTTTTGCTCACGGCTGTGGATTCAGGAATCAGGTCATCACAAGAAATAGAAATTCAAAAAAAAATAATACATTTTATTTTAATGCTCATAAACATTTGGTATGGCGTGTGGATGCTTACTAACCTTTAACACCAACGAGAAATGAAAGCAACACTCGTTTACAACCTACCCGATGAGCAAGAGGAGTTCCAAGACGCAGTCAATGGTGCAAAATGGAAGTACGCTATGTGGGTAATGGATAACGAACTGCGAGCTTTGACCAAGTACGCTCCTGATTCAATGCCTGACTTGGAACACGAAACGTATGAGAAGATACGCAACACCCTACACCGCATCCTAAACGAAAACGAACTACACCTATGAGAGAACAATTTATGCGGATTGCTATGGCACGTTTGCGTAGCATCTACCCTTTCAAACCCCAACGGCAAGCAGTAGCAGCCCGTATGTGGGTGCAACACTTGGAACGTTATGCCATGCGTGAATGGGAACGCAATCAAATGCAGCAGGTTCGTGGATGCTCTGCTCACGCTGCGCAGCAAGAGTGGGATATGATGGAGGAAGAACTCAACAAACGTATGGACATCATAGGCCAGAACGGTAACACGGGGGAACATTACGAGTGATGCTTTATATCGTAACCCCATGTTCACGCCCAGAGAACCTCGCTACAATTCGTAAATCAATTCCATCAGCCATTACGTGGGTCGTGGTGATGGATGCATCCACCGACTACAAGGGAGCAACAGGGGCAAGCGTTACCCTCTACTCACGCAACACGGGTAACTGGGGCAACCCCCTGCGCAACGAGTTCCTTGACCTTTACGCAGACCAGTTCACCGACAATGACTGGGTGTACTTCTTGGATGATGACAACATCCTGCACCCACGTTTTGTGCAGCAGCTTGAGGCACTCCTGTATCTTGATGCCGGCATTGTGACTTGGGGGCAAGAAGGCAGGCTGCGACCAACAGACCAACCAAAGGTTGGAAACATTGACACGGCATCCTTCATGTTCCGCCCCACCAAAACCAAAGGATTGAGGTTTGACAACATCTATGAAGCCGATGGCCTGTTCGCACAGGCAGCATCAAAACGAACCGACCTCATCTGCGTAGAGGCATACCTTTGCTACTACAACGCCCTGCGATGAAGAAGCACACAAAGGTCTATCTGCAGGGCATGGGCTACGACACAACCGACTTCATCCCCTGTGAGGTGTGCCAAGCCAAAGCCGTTGACATCCACCACATTGAAGCACGGGGTATGGGAGGGAGCAAACAGGCGGACATCATAGAAAATCTTATGGCGTTGTGCCGCAAGTGCCACGTTGAATACGGTGACAAAACCCAGCATAAAGAAATGCTAAAAGAAATTCACTACCTTCGGTTAAACAAATAAGGTTATTTATTTATGGAACTGGTAAAAATATCCAAGATTATCCCCAACCCAGCCAACCCACGCATCATCAAGGATGATAAGTTCAAGAAGCTGGTGAAGTCAATTGAGGAGTTTCCGCAGATGCTTGAGCTGCGCCCCATCGTGGTGGATAGCAATATGGTTGTCTTGGGTGGCAACATGCGCCTCAAGGCTTGCCTTGCTGCTGGCCTTACAGAAGTGCCTGTGCTGATTGCCGACCACCTAACCGAGCAGCAGAAGGCAGAGTTCATCATCAAGGACAACGTGGGCTTCGGTGAATGGGATTGGGAAATCCTTGCCAACCAATGGGAAGCCGACTCACTTGTGGAGTGGGGGCTTGATGTTTGGCAGCCAGCGCAAGAGCCGGACTACTCAATTCTTGATGAGGAGGACTTGAGCGATGAGCTTGCCGATATGGAAAGCGGAGTACGCAAAGCCATACAGATTGAGTTTGAAGCCGAACACTACGAAGAAGCCCAAACCCTTGTGAAGTTTTGGCGTGAGCGTGAGGCCTACATCGGTGGTATGATTATAGAGTACCTCAAGGCCGAGAAGGACAAACTATGATAGCCTGCATCCCAACCAAGAACCGACCAACCACAAAGACATACCAGTTGTTTGAGGAGGTTGGGATTAAGGCATTCCATTTTGTTGAGCCTCAAGAGTTTGAAAAGAGCCCCCTGCCAAATAAAATCAACATCCAGCAAAACAATCAAGGCATCGCCTATGTGCGTAACTTCATTATTGAATGGGCAAAGGCAAGCGGTGAGCAATGGGTTGTGATGTGCGATGACGATGTGAATCAGTTTGGTTTCTATAAGAACGGGCTGAAGCACAAAGCTGGTGCTGGTATTTGGTTTGACATCAAGCAAAAGGCGGAACAACTACCCTTTGAAATGTTTGGCATCAACTACCTGCAGCATGCTTGGCACGAAAAGAAGGCCTACTCAATCAACAAATCATTCGTTGAGGTGTGTGTGCTACTGAACGTGCAGAAGATAAACTGGTCATACCGCAAGGAGTTCAACCTAAAGGAGGACAGGGACTTCGTGATGCAGGCAATCAAAAAGGGTAACGGAGTGGTGAAGTTCCACAAGCACTACTACAACTGCCCAGCCGTAGGCACAAACAAAGGCGGCCTGCAAACAGAATACCAAGCAAAGCGTGATGAGGATTCAGCATACAAAATGTACTATGAGTACGCACCCCACACCAAGATGCAAAACAAAGACGGCAGGATAGACGTAAAGATTGACGTAGCAGCATACGCAACACAAAACAAAAGGATAGTGAAATGAAAAAGGTAGAACTAACCCCAATCCCACACAACGTCAAGATAGGAGATGTGTGTCCACAGATAACCCCAAACATCACGGAGGACTGTGTGTTCACCTACGAGGGTGTGCCGGTTGGCTTCTATATGCGCAGCTTAACCGAAAAGGGAAAGCAGCTTGCACAGATAGCCAACACCGAACTGCGCACCAGCCGAGTACCAAAGCAAGAAATGAGCAGAGGACCACAAGGCAGCAAGAAGGATAAAGCAGAACGCCAAAAGAACGGAGTAAACTTGGTAACGCAGTACTCCACGATTCTTGGCAGCGTACCGCCCAAGCCCCACATGCGAAGGCCATATCCAACCATCAGCAGCGTACACGGGGTGAAGTCAGCAAGCACCTTCATCAAAGCTATGCTGATGCTCTGCAAGGAATCGGAAGGCATCATACGGGACATCATGCCCGAACAATACGAAGCCCAAAAGAAGCTGCTTGAAAAGACAGACAAGAAGTGGCGGTTCGGTGACCTGTTTACCAGCAGCATTTCAAACTACAACATCCCTGCACCATTCCACCGTGATGCAGCCAACATCATCGGTGCGGTAAACGTCATCATCACCAAGCGTGAGAATAGCATCGGGGGCAACCTCAACATCCCCGACTACGGAGCAACAATTGACCAATGCGACAACTCAATACTGGTGTACCCAGCATGGCGCAATATGCACGGAGTAACGCCCATTGAACCAACGGCTGAAGGTGGCTACCGCAACTCGCTGGTATTCTACCCCTTAAAATCTTTTGAAAATGTCTAACAGAGTTGAACACACAAAAAGGGCATTGATTGAAGCAATGGAAGCCTCGCTTGGCGTGGTGACAACCGCCTGCAAAAAGGTAGGCGTAAGCCGCACCACGTTCTACGAGTACTACAATACGGACGCAGCGTTCAAGAAAACGATTGATGAACTGGAGGCCGTAGCCCTTGACTTTGCAGAAAGCCAGTTGCATGCCCAGATAATGAAGGGCAGCACGGCAGCCACCATCTTCTACCTCAAGACAAAGGGCAAGAAGCGTGGGTACATTGAACGCCAAGAGATAGAAGCCGTAGGCGGTAAGATGTTCCAAATAGAGGTGCTTGGGGAAGATACAGACCAATAAGGTATTCAACCACCTCAAGCGCAGCGACAAGAAGATAGTCGTTGAGCAGGGCGGCACTCGGAGTGGGAAGACATACAACATCCTGCTCTGGGTGATTTTCTATTACACCGACCAACACACGGACAAGACCATCACCATATGCCGTAAGACATGACCCTGGCTTCGTTCTTCCGTGATGCGA